ATATTAATAATAAAATAGGCTCTGTTAAAGTAAAATCATATGAATTATATAGTTATGGTTATGGTAATAATTTATCTTATTCTTGGCATTCTGATTGTTCTAAATTAGAAAGTATTAACGTATAGCATACTTACCATAGTTAGGTTTGCTCATTAGACTATAGGTTGCATACCTGGTTGCATCAGGTAAGTGATCAGCACCATCATTAGGTATGTTAGTTAATCTATTTGCTTTATCTTTCTTCCACCTGTAATCTCTAAACTCTCTTATAGCATTTACAGATGTTTCTGTTATATGTAGTTTGTATCGCTTTAACAAGTCTATACCTGCCATAATACTATTCTGTCCTTTTACGCTTGGTCTTATATTGTTTCCCATTCTTCTAAGCTCGTCTATTAAACGTACTTCTGCTGAATCACCAAAGCATAGCTTATTGTCTTTATTATGCTCTAGAAAGAATCTATGTATGTCTGCCGTTGTCATCATAGTTCTATAAAGTAATTCATTAATATATAGATTATGATCTTTCTGATATACTTCTACTGCACAAGTCGGATCATTGGTATAACCAAAGTCCATACCTATAGATAAGAACTTAGCATCCTGTGGTATTTTATTTATTGTAGTAAAGCTAAATATTTGTGTCCTGGATAACGCTCTTTCACCCAGTCCAAATACTTGCCAATATTCTTCATCGGTTTCTTTTAGTCTTTCTAGTTCGTGTACAAGTGTTTTATCTATAAATGGATTGTCTTTATATGTAGTCTTAAAAAACACAGCATCATCTCTAGTTTCTACTTTATCATATATCCAATGGTTTGCTTCACTAGGATTATAGTCTATTATTATTTGACCTTCTGTTCTAAATATTAATTGTTGCCAACTATCCCAATCTATTTCATTACACTCATTAACAAATAATAAGTTTCTTTTTCTACCACGTATCTTAGCAGGTTGATCTAATGATATGAACTCTATGGTATTGTTGTTTAGATAGTATTCGCTATTACTCTTATTATGATTCTTTTCGCTATATAACTCATAGTTCTTTAGTATATCTAAAAAGTCACGCATAACGGTTCCACGTAAACTCGGAAAAGTCTTACGGCATATAGTAACAATATGATTTTGATTTTGAAAGCAGTAATCGAATATTATCCACACTAACAGGTTAAAGGTTTTACCAGACCTACTTCCTCCCTGCTCTATTAGTATCTTCTTATCTGATCTATGAAATTTATAAGCGTGGTTAAATATAACATTAGTCTGTACTTGATTCATTATCTTTCACCACTACTTCGAATAAAGGTGTGTCTTGGTTTAGTGTTATGTCTTGTGTTTCTCTAGGTTTACCATAATAGTAATTTGCATATAGTTGTGCAAACTTATAGTCACCTTTCTTTAGACCATCGTGTAGTACTTGTATAAATAAATCTTCCATAGGTGATAGCTTGTCTAATAACTTAAACTCATCAGCTTTAGACTTTCTACCAGATCCATCTCTTTTACCACCCCAACTCATAATTAATTTCTTTTACCTTGTCCTCTATATTTCTTTTTATAACCCGTTTGTCCTCTACTTGCATTCTTACTATGCACACCTGGTCTTTTCTTTTTAGGTCGCTCTATGTAAGCACTTATTATCTTTCTTGCCAACTTGAAAAAACTTGATTAATCAAATATATAATACTTTTTTTTACTTTTTTTTAATACTCCCATTCACTTTCATCTAAAAACACTTCATCTTTTACCATAGCATCTATCTGTGCTGCCATCTTAATTAAAGTATCTTCAGGTAAGTATTTTAGTTTAGATTTTATATAAGCAGTTGTATTCGCTCTATTCTTAAAGTCAGGTTTAGCAAACAAATTATCAAACCATTCTTGCATTCTTTTATTGTTATGTTCATATACTTCAAACATTTTTAATGCGTGACATAGTGTTGCACTATCCATATTAAAACCTAATTGGTTAAATATTATAATAATATCTTTATTACGTAACTTGTAATAATTTCTAAGTATGTGTACAAAGAAAGCTCTTGCTTCTACATACTCTGTTTGTCTTTTTTTCTCTAAGAAGTTTATACCTGTTATCTTCTTAACTTCTTTTGCTATTCTGTATGTTTCTCTCATAGTTTACTAAATTATTAATAATTCTTTATATATCAAAGGTTTATCTCTATATAATAGTCGTCTAGTTCTGGTTCGTCTTGCTCGAAGTGTTGTGCATAAACATTAAGCGCATACGCTACTTTATCTCTACCACTCTGTATAAATTCTTTACTTACAGCTTTACTTATACCTATATCTCTAGATCCTTTATCTATTACAATAAATCTAAAATCGGGTATATTATAAATTTCTGTATATAGATAGGCTTGTACGTCATAGTGAAAGTTATACGCACTATGTTCAAAACCTTTTATGTTACTTGTTGTTTTAAGATCACACACATAGTCTTTAGCTAGCACATCTGCTTTAGCACGAAATGGTTGACCTTGTACTAATGCTACACCTGGATATTCTGTCTTACATCCTTTTATCATTTGCATAGCGGGTTCGTTACGATAAAATGCTTCTGCTAATCTTTCTGCATCATTCTTTTCTTTCATTGTAAATACTTCACCGTGTTCTTCTTTAGCCATTTTAAATTTCTTTGTGTTCTTGCTTTGCACATCTATAAACACTTGTGATTCAAATACGTCATTCTCTAATATAGCAGTATGCGTTAACCAACCATCTCTTAGCGCTTGACTTTTAGGTGATCCATACTTCATTACATTATAGTATGTTTTAGGTGATTCTAGTAATAGTTTTATTGTACTACTACTAAATGCAAATTTATTCATAAAGCCATAATAGAATTCATCATCTAGCATTTTAGATAATAGTTCTGTTTTGTCGTAGTATTTTCCGTCTAATAGTTTTATTTGATTTTCTAACATATCTAGTATTATTAAGTCCAAAGTTGTTTTTGTGATGTATGGTTGTTAAATCTTTTCATAGTTGCTTCATAGTATTCTTTGTCTATCTCATAAGCATCTAAATCATATTTTAAATTATGACAAGCTATTGCTATTGAACCTGAACCTAAATGAGTATCTAATATTTTATCACCCTCTTTAGCATAGTTCATTAAAAGCCATTCATATAATTTAATTGGTTTTTGTGTTGGGTGTATTCTATCTTCTTTATTTTTCATATCATATTGAAGCATACCATTCCATAAAATTTTAACCTTTCTTAAACCTTTTTTAAAACTTGTAAATGCTAATTCACCATCAGAAAAACCATTAGATCCATTGTCTTTATCCCAAAATATCCAACCCATACTTGGTGGTATATAATTAGTCATATAATTAGCACCCCAAATTATTTGATTTTTACTAACTCTAAATATATTTTCAAAATATAATTTTGATGGTATTTTTTTGTCCCAATCTTTGATAGTGTAATTTTTTTTTGCTGCTGCTGCATTACCATATTTTTTACCTGATTGTTTTCCTGCTATTTCTGAATGATTAATACCATAAGGTGGATCTACAATAGCTAAATCATATTGATTGTCAGCCATATCTTTCATAGCTTCCATACAGTCCATATTATATAAGTTAATCATTTATTCTTTATAGTGTTTTGGATAAGGTTGTTCTTTAAGTAAACATTTTTTCTTTTCTCTTTGATCTAAAAATTTAATATATCTAAATTGTCTTAATTCGTGTTTTATAATTCTATCTTTATTTTTTATATCATTTAAAAGACGATAACCTCTTTTACCAGCTTTTTCACTTGTCATTATACTGTTGTGAAATGTTTCACCATCTAGTTCCCAAAACTTATTTAAATGTTCTCCGTAATAAGAAAAGGTACACGCTTGATATACTATACCAAACCCACCACATCTTTCATCCGCAAATGATTGAATCCATTTTATTTTTGGATATTTCCTTTTTATATATTTAACTGAATAACTTATAGCTCTACTTTCTGGGTATTTTGTTTCTAATTCATCACTTAGCCACATTCTATTTAATTCTAAGTATTGATTCATTTCAGTACCTTCGACTACACTACCACAACTAGCTGGGTTCATAGCGTAACCATATTGCAAAACACCTAACATATTATCATTTTCATATACACCTAAATGAATGTAGGTGGCATTATAAAACTTTTTACTATAATGATTCTTCTTTATTATATCATTCGCTATATCCCTTTCGATAACCTTAACATTAAATTCATCTGTGCCGAATCCTATAATATCCCTATGACCAAATAAAGAATCTTGAATTGAATATATATATCTTTTTTTTACTTTCACTATTTTTTTATGTGTGTGTCTAGATAGTCTTGTAATGCTGCCAGTATTCTCCACGCTGCTTTAGCTAAATGTAACATACCATCATCGTCATAAGGGTTTACACTATGGTCTATTATGTGTCTTACAGCTGCATCTAAATGATCTTTGCTTTTGCTTTTATCCCAATGCAAAGGTTTATCAGGGTGGTGTTGTTTGTTACCTATCCAACTCACTTTACTTATTTTTAATAAAGCTGTAGGGAAGTATTTCAATACACCTGTATAAACTGGCATTTGTTTTCTTTGTTCGTGTTTATTAGAATTCTTCATATGTCATTCTATATGTTAAATAAATATATATGTCGTTATCTACTAATTTATATCTTTTACTTTCCATCTCAAACCTAAATATAAATGTAAACAACTCTATTTCTATTTCACTTCCTACTTCAGGTACACTATCAAAATCTAACCATAAAGAATTTACGGTGTCTAGTAATTTGTTTTCTACATCTTCAGAAGGTTCTTGTCCTACTATGTCAGTCAAGATGTGTATCTTCATATTTCTTTAATTGTTGTTTAGCTTCGTTTCTTTCGTTTACCGCACCGTCTCTTTGAAATTTATATTGCATTACAGCTTTAAGCGCAAGATCTCTATCTCGTTTTAATTCTATTATATGCCATTGTATATCTAAAAAAGATTCTATTATTAATTTTAATTCTTTATTATCTTGTGCTTTACCTTTCCATTTAGTTAACAGTTCTAATACTGTTTGAATATTCTTATCGCACTCAAACTCTTTTATTGCATCTAGCTTTTTATAAGCATCTATCAAATCCTGATTCATTGTTTATATAACTTGCTTGTGATTCTTCTAATAAATATACTTCTTTTTCTTTTTTCTTTTTAGTCCATAGTGTTGTATCTGGACAATTTAATTTCTCTAGCTCTGGTAAATTCATATTGTTTAACCAAAATATATACATACCCTTCTGATCAAACACTAAATATAATTTGTGTATTTGTTTTGGTAATTCTAATAGTCTTTCATATTTACCTTTCTCTAATAATTTTGTTTCATAATATTTATGTCTAAACTTCATTTCTATTACGCATTCTTTTTTCTTAGGGGTTAAACCTTTTGCATCAAAATATTCATAATCTTCACCACACCAGGTGAGGTTCCAACCATCTAAATTTAATATATTAACTACAGTTTGTTCCCATTTATGTACTTCTTTTATACCCATTTTTATAAATAACATTTAGCTCATCTACAAACTCTTGTATTCTACCAATAATATGTTCACCCCTACAAGTACATAAACTTTCGTAAGGATGATTAAAATACTTTGCGTGTAGACTTTCGATTAATTTAAGTTCGTTTTTTGCTATTGTGTTATTTTTTACGCCTTTAAATTTAGTCCATTGATCGTAATCAACTTTTATCATTTGTACTTTATCTGTCATCTTTTAATTTGTATTTTATTCCAATCGTCTTTTCTCTTATCACAACCACAGTCTTTGTAGCCGAATAGTTTTGCTATAGCCGTAGCTATTCTTTTACCATAACCAAACGTGATTATGTTAATTATTTTTTCTGCTAGATCCCCTAGTCCAATCGAATTTCTCATATTGTTTTTTTACAAAATCTTTTACTTTTAAATATGTGTTTCTTAAAGATACATAACTTATATTAGTTTCTCTTTGTAGCTCTGATATTTTCTTACCACCAGACAACAGTTCAAATATTGTAATGTCATACCAAGTAAGTTTCTCTCTATAATCATCTGTAAATTCTTCTAGCTTATTAAAAAGTGTATCTTCATCAATAGTACTTTTTTTACCATACTTAGCTAAAGCTGAACTTAAATCAAAGTTTTCACTATCAGATGTAATTATTAAATCTTTACGCTTGTTGTTGTGTTGTTTTAATCGTAAACAAGAATGAAAGATAATTTTATAACAATAGAAATAGTTTATATCGTTTTCACCATATCTTAAATCTTTACCCTTCTTTGTTAGATCATCTAATTTAATATACATTTCAGAAACAATATCTTTGCAGTCGTCATCACCGCAGTTAAAAGATTTACATATCCTTAACCAATCTTTATGTTTCTTATATGCTATTTCAAGAATCACGCTTTTCTATTAAATGTAATAAATTTTTATTGTTAATACTAAAACCTACATTGTTAGCTAATGATCTAAACTCTATAGGATTTTCTAATGGTGTAGGTCTACCACCACTATCTATCTCTTTTATTTTTATTATAGCTAAATATGTATTTGTCCAGTATTCTGGGTGATTTGTATACCTGTGTAATATTAGAAAATTATCAGATTTATTTAGGAACTTCCCACCCCCCTCTGCTGATCCTGCACTTGGTGGTTGTATATATCCTTCAAACTTATGTCCGTTAGGGTGTTTGTGTCTTAGTGATTCTGTTACAGCGTGTGTAATTAAATATATAGAACACTTGTTTCGTCTAGTAAACAATCTATAATCTCCCATAACTGCGTAATCGTATTCGTGACCACCGTATGTTTTCATTAACTCTTTATCTCTTATAAGTGAATTGTATGGATCTATTAATAAAGCGTGGTAATCAAATGTCTTTTTAATTTCTTCTGCTTGTCTCAATAATTCGCTAGATGTATATACTTCTTCTATGTTCACATATCTAAAGTGTTGATGAATCCATTTAATCTTTTCTTTCCATACCTTATCTGGTATTTTATTAAATGGTAACCCAACTAAAAATTCACATAGCTTTTTACTTATACTACTAGGTTCATTCTCTGCTGAATATATTAAGTATTTAAGATTATACTTAACAGCATATAATAAAAGTAAATAAAGTAATGTGGTTGTTTTTCCAGTTGATGCGTGTCCAAGTACTACATTAAAGTTACTAAACTTAAATCTCCAGTACTCATCTATCTCTGGTATTCCAAGTCGTAGACCTTCCTTAATCTTACCATTACGAATGTCATTCAGTCTACTAACTTGAGAACTTAAAGAAACTGTATTAGAATGGGAGTCCGTCATCTTCATCTTTATTAGATGCGTCTTGTGTTGACGGTATTACTACATCCTCGTTTCGATCTGGACTGTGTTGCTTACTAGTTATTTCTTTATAACTATTATCTTCTATTTTGCTATATGGCTTACCAGTTTTTTTCGAAATCATAGTTACAAATTTAAGATAACCTTCATTTTCTTTAATGTGTTTTACTATTTCTTTTTCCTCTAATTGCTCTTTAAACTTTTCTACGTTTAAACTGCATTTGCAAACAATATAATGTTTATCATTTGTGTATGTATAAAGTCCATTTACAAATATTGTATCGCTATTTTGTGCCATTGTTTTGCGGTTTAGTTGTTAGTAAATTATAGTATGCTATTGTTACTTGTCCTATAGAACTTAGTAATTCGCTTTGCGCTTTCGCTCTATTTTCACCTTCTAGTGATAAAGTTTTTTGCCAAGCATCACTAGTTACAGTTTCAAAACCTAACTTAGATGCAACCGATAATGCTATACTTTGTTGCTGTGTTAAAGATTCTGTACTTGTACTTGTGTTTGTAGGTTGATTATTTTCTACTTTTTTCATTTGTTTACCGTTTTGAATTATTTTTTTGTTTACCATTCTTTCGTTCAAAAGGTACGTAACATTGTCACCTTTTGCAAATGGGTACGGTTTATTAGATGGATAGTTAAATACTGGTATATCACCATTCTTTAGTGATACTTTATATTCTTTCATTTCTGTTCCATCTTTACCAGACCAAGTTTTACCTTCTTCGATCCAGTCTATAGTTGATTGTCTGTTTTGATTTTGTGCTAAACTCATTATGTATTTATTAAGTTAAATTTATCTGCGTATGCTAGAAGTTCTTCTAGTCTTTTGTTTTTTTGTTTTTCCTTAGATAACTCTTTTTGTAGAGATTCTATTTGTAGTCGTTGCCATTTTAATTGGTCATTCACAAAGCCATTAGCTTGTGTTTTTATAATATTTAAATCGTTTTGTGTGTACATTTTTATAATTGTTTCTTCAAAGTTATCAAATTTTTTTTATAAAACAAATGTTTTTCTTCTAATTCGTAATTTTGTATTTTAATTGTTTGTTTAGATAATAGCATTAATTCATCTGCCGTACCCTTACCGTGTATTTCATCTATACGTTTACCATAGGTATATTGATTACCTGCTAGCCAATTATTGCAGTATGCACATTGGGGGTAAACATTACGTTCATCATACCTAGTTACTAAAAATCTCCTACTAACAAAATGACCAGCGTGTATCTGACCACTATTCCATATATGTTTCTTACCACAAGTTATACAAGTACAATACCCTTTTTTATCAGCGTGTTTTCTTCGTATGTATTCGCTAAATATCCGATCAATTTTTTTGATTAATTTTTGTCTCATTATATAAATATATAAAAAACTGTACTATATTGTATTGTACTATATAGTATAATAATATATTGTATAATACTATATTGTACTAGAGCTTTCTTATTTTTTCTAGACCACGTGATCCGAAATATGCTCCATAAACTAAAAGAAGTAATTGATTTATAATAGTAAGATCATAGTTTAAAAAAAACCCTGTAGCATATACTAAAGTTAAAAATACTAACGATATAGGTCTTACGTTTTTACTAAGCCACGAATCTGACATTGCATCAGCTTCCCATCTACGAGTAACTGCATCCATCTCCTCTAACTCAATTTCAAGCATCTTTAAGGCTGTTTCTTTATCGGGTTGGGGTAATGTATCGTCTTTAAGAATTAAGTTCTTTAAAACGCCTAATACGCCTTTATCAGGTATTGTCTCCGCTAGACTCTGAAACACCCCCGACTTCCCTAGTAGGAACTGACCTAGTTTCGTCTCTTTGAACTTTTTTCTTTCTTTGCTCATACTTTACTTTTTTAGGTTTTTCTACTTTAGGTTCTTTAAACTCTATAAGACCTAAATTTGTATTGCGATATACTAAACCTCTATTTAAACCCTCTACATAACTACAATGTACCCAACTAGGACTATCATCATTATATTCCCATATTAATACATCGAACTTTAAATTGTCTTTTATGTAATAAAATATATCTTTATTAGATACATCAGTACCATCGTTGTCTAGATCTATAGCTTGACCAGTTATGTGTTTGCTGAATTTTGATCCGTTAACCATAGAATTTAACCTTTCACATCTATACATACTAGATACATAGATAGGTTTTTTAAAGTGATCACGTATAGATTGAAATATCTTTTCTGCTGTTAGTTTTAGGTTGTCTATTATAATACCGCTAGGTGTATTGTCTAGTCTTTTACGTTTTGCAGTTTCAGATCTTATAGCTTCTGCTAATGTTAAATTTTGTGATAGCTTCATTTTAATAATATTTATTCATAAACCACTTTAAGAATACTGTTGCCCAAAACATAGTTAATAATAACCATACTGTTGAGTAAATAATATAAGGTACTTGTAGCCAAAATGCATCTTTAATACCTTCCCAAATTTTATTTAAAAAGTTTTTCATAATTGTAATTTTTAATAAAGTTAATTATTTTTTATTTAATAGTTGATGGATCTTTATTAAGGTATAAATTGTAGTTACCACTATTAACAATCCTTGTAATACAGAATTAATTTCTGATATTGTCATTATTACTGTTATTATACCTAATACTGTTGGTTCAAATCCATTCATTTTATTATTTTTTAATCATTTATCATTAGTTTATTTTAAATGCTGCGTATAAAATTGTTTCTCCATCACGATTCCACTCTGTCCAATTGTTATTTAAAGTAAATCCTGTTGAAGTAAATGTTAAATTAGGATTTTCTGTTAATTCATTTTGCGAAGTGTTAGCTTTAAGATATTTGGTTGTGCCTCTTACAGAATCCTGTAGTACCCAACTACCTGTAAATCCAGTTGCATTTTTAAATATAATTAAGTCAGGTTGAAATCCTGTTGTAATACTTTTAAAACCACCATTTCCAGTATAACTTCCAATCTTGCTATATCCAGATACTGAATGGAAACAGTATGCGATATGCTCATCCCCATTTGTGTTAACAGGTCCCCAATTTCCAACAGTAAATGTTGTTGAATTTGGCGAAGTATCATTCCAAACATTTGATGCAGTTGATTCAATAGATGTTTGATTTAAAGCTAAATATTTTGTTGCACCTAAACCTGTATGAAATACTGGCCAAGCCGATAAACTTGATAAGTTTTTTACAATAATCATTTCAGGTGTTGATGATAATCCGTGACCGATAGTTGCTCCTGAAGTACCATTTCCTTCATATTTCACAATACTAAATCCTGCATTAGCATTTGCACTAACAAGTGATTCTATAGTTCCTTCTGTGTTTATTGTCGGTTCGTTATCATCAGCTTTCCACGCCCAAGCAACATAATCTTCTCCATTGTTATTATAATTAAAAGTTGCATTGTCTAATGTAAATCCATCATCATCAAAAGATTTTACTCCTCTTGCTTCTTCAGCAGATGTATCATTAGATGATATTTCTTTATTTGGTCCTCTAACTATATCAGATAATATATGTTCTCTTGCTTGGTCTCTTGTTTTTATCCACACAAGTCCAGGTTTAAATCCTAAACCATCAATTACTAATGGGTCTGCACCTGTACCTGTATAAGTAACTGTACTAAAACTTTTTGCTACTGTTGGTGCTTCTGTGTCAGGGTCTGCAGCAAATGCCATATAGATAAATGTATCTCCATTACTATTTAAACCTCCATTAGTATTAGTTTGTTGAAATCCATTTGATAAAAATGTTACTGGACCATAAGTTCGCTCTGCATCTGTAAGGTTAGGCGCTAAAACTAAATCTCTAGGGTTTGTTAAATTTCTTTTATTATCGAATATTGACCAATCACTAGCATTACTTGTCCTTTTAACCATTATAAAAGCAGGCTCAAAACCTGTTTCTATAATTGGTCCATTTGCAGAACCATTACCTGTGTATGAGCCAATCTTTGAAAAGCCATCGACTGAATGAAAACAGTAGGCAATCATTTCATCACCACTTCCATTAGTCCTTGAGCTACTACCTAAACCTATAGTTGTACTATTAGTTGTAGAAAGTATAAATGTCCCTGATGAAGCAGTAAATATAGCAAAAGATTCGTTAAGTTCTAATCTATCTTTGTCATCAGTCATTGTGCTAAATTCTTTTACATTCCAATCTACTGAATCTATTAAATTTTTAGTAATTATTAGTTCAGGTTTAGCTGAAAGTCCGTGACCAACAGTTGCTCCTGAAGTACCAGTTCCAGTATATTTTACAATACTAAATCCTGCATCTGTGTTTGCTTGTACTGTACTTGTAATACTTCCATCTGTATTACTACTTGTAGTTCCTCCGTTTGCTTTTAAACACCACGATACATAATCATAACCATCTGCATTTGTTCTTGTTCCAGTACCTCCAACTGTAAAACCACCTGAATCTAATGATTTTACATTGTTTGCTGAATCTGTTTGCGCACCATTTAAGTTTGGTGATATAGCATAAAGAGTGCCATTTGGTCCTATGCCTCTTGTAGAATCTACTAAATTATGGTCGGCAGCTAAATCCCTTCTTTTAGTCCAAACAAAATCAGGAGTAAAATTCAGTCCATACTCATAAGTAACATTACTTGCGGTACCGTCATAAGCTCTCATATCATCATTTGCATTTCCTTCAAATCTATAAGAAGCTACAAGTGAGTTTTCTTCGTACAATGTAGTTACTTCACTTGCTGATAATGCTTTATTGAATACTCTTACTTGGTCTATTTTACCATCTACATATAATGTAGATATATTTGTTCTATACCCTAATGAATAGCTTGTGTTTGATGTACTTGCACTACCTGTTGATGAACCCCCTCCACTAACTAATGTTTCCTCTGTACCATTAATATATATTTCAGTATTTGAAGAAGTTTCAATATTTCCGCCATTATAGGTAACTAAAATGTGATACCATTGACCTGTAGATAATGCTGTTGTTGAATCCCACTCCCTACCTGCATAACTTACTTGAACTTTTGCTGAAGATGTTAATTGTATATTAAATGCTTCTTTTAAATTATTAGTACCTTGACTATATAACTGTTCAGTTCCAGAAGGTGTGGTATTAAGATTAAACCAAAATGAAACTGTCCTTGATTGCGAACCGCTTATACCTAAATTAGGTAAATCAATTCCACTACTACTACCATTAAAACTTGCTGCTTGTCCATATCTTCCTGCTGCATATTGAATCGATGTTCCAGTTCCATCATAGTTACCACTTAAATCTGTTTCATCATTCTCAAACTGATAAGTAGCAATACAAGAACTATCTCCAAGTACTTGTAGTGTGTCTGTTGTATCTTCTGATAATGGGTCTAATGATTCTGCTGTAGAAGCCGTTTCTGCATATAGTGTTGAAACTTCTGATGATGTTAGAGCTTTAGTAAATACACGAAGTTGATCTATTTTGCCATCAAAACTTGATTGGTAATAATCGCCTGGAGTATAATATAAAGCACCTATTGTTATTCTTTGGTCTGAATCTCCATTCCAAGAATTACTGCTTGTAGTTTGTGTATCAACAAGAGTGCCATCAATATAAGATTTTCTTACCCCTGTTGTTTGGTCTAAAGTAACCACAACGTGATGCCAATTATCATCATCATATGTTGTAGTACTATTATAACTTGTATCCCCACTACTATATCGTGTAAAAATTTCCATTCTTCCATCTGCAAGTATAGAGATATTTACATTAAGAGAATTATTTGCATAATCATTAAATATATAACCTAAAGAACTTGATGATTTTCTAAACCATATAGAAACTGAAAAAGTGCTTTTTCCATTAAACAAACCTGAAGCAAAAGAACTACCAGCACCCAAATTAATGTAACTTCCTGTACCGCTATCAATATAAGCACCTGCTCCAAACTTACCTCCGTTAATAGAATGTGACGTGGAACCATCTCCTTCGTATAATACTACTCCAAAGTGTTCTGATGGTACTAACGCTGTATCAGGTGGTTTAACTAATAATCTTTTTCTAAGACTCATAACTAGGATATTCGTATAATATAACTTGTTTTTTTGTTGTTAAAGCATTTACTTCGTTTTCTACTTGAGTGGTTTGGTTTCTTAATAACTGTCTTGCTTCCGTTACTTCTGTCGGTACTATTTCACCGCTATCGGTTTGCCTAATAATATACCAATCTGTTTTAGCTAATTCACCACCTATTATATGTTTATAGTTTGTGATCTTTTGCTCTTTTAACTCTGCTAATGTTTGCGACCAAGTTTTATCTACCGTATCTTTTCTAAATACAGTACTTTGCGTATCCCAATATATTTCACCTAAATCGTGTACCCTAGAATCATAATTTTCATCTATTATTACATCAAATAATCCAGCATTACGAAGTTCGTCTGCTGTCATACTTCTAGCGTTTAAATGATACCCTGTTGACGATCTAAACTTTACTGGTACGTCTGGGTATGTAGTTATTATTCCGTTGTTGTTTACTGCTTTCATAATTATTTTTGTATTACTGTATAATAATATTTATTATCTTCTAAATATAAATCTCCTAGTTCTTC